GTACTCCAGACCAATTTGGATGAAGTAAACAATGTGGGTACGGTCCACTCGTTTTTTGCGTGATTGCTTTTTAAGTTCCATACAAGTATTATAGCAAAAAGGCAATTTTGGGTCAACCAAAATCATGTACTACAAAAGTACTACTTTTTGTAGGGGTAAAAGTGTTGTTTTTTGCTTAATATCGTTGTAAACTTGCCACAAAACGGTTGACATCATTATACAAGGCATACATGACGGCTTCCTGGCTGGCAAAGAAACATAGTTTGGGACGTTTGCTGACTTTGATGTAGTAAGGTCCAGTGAGTTTGCGATCCAGTGTCAACAGTATTCTAGGAACAGCATGAATAGCAACTTCGGTTTCAAAATCCCAATGTTCTAGTTTGAATTGTTCAAATGCTTCAAAACCAACAGCATTCAGTCGCCAGCCGTTATCAGGACTTTGCCACCATTCCGCCATGGCCTCTTCCACAGTCCATAGATCCGACTGAGCCGTTAATGTTTCAGTTAATTTTTGTTTATTTGACATTGGGGTATACTTGCACCCCCTGCGTCAAGAGCACGACTATGAACTTGTCGGTCTTGAATTGTATATTGAGTTTACGTGCCAGGTTTTTAGCATGCCCAGGATTGGAGAACGAAACCTTCTTGTATTTGGGCCCGGGATATTGTGTGAGCATGTTGGAGGTTTTCAAGTTGATGGGTTTGGCATCATAAAAAACTGCCCATACTCCTTCAGAGGCCAACACTTGTTCGGTCTTGTAAGTTGCTTTGTCAGTGTATTCGATCAACACATTCGGCTTGGGTCTTGACATCATTATCTCCGTAGTTTATTTATCTCAAAAACTACGTGGTTTTGAAACTGCCACCACTCAATTCTACCGTACTTGTCTCTTGTTTTGCAACGGTCTTTTGGTTACGCATGCCTTCTAGAGTCAGTAATAGTTTTGTAATATCACTATGCAGATCTTTAGCATCACGCAGGCTCATGGTCAAGTCACGTTGACCACGGCTTTCTGCGGCTTTGATAGCATCAACAAAACGGTTGATATGTAAACTCATTTTACAAACTGTTCCAACGCAGGCGGTGTCCAACCCACGGGCTTTAGGACCTTGCCATCTTCACGCTTGCGAACCTTACCGGTTTCGTGATCAATTTTGGCAAAGTTAGTACGCATGACTTCTTTCCAGGCACCTTCGGCGTCAGCACCGAGGCTGTGAATAGCACCCACTGTGACCACCAGTATATCAATCAAGGCGTCAAGATCATCTATTTTGTTGTCACTGGCCACTAATTCATTGAATTCTTCGCTGATGAGATTGCAATACAATTGATATTGTGCTTCATTAAACTCGCCCACAGACTGATCGCAGGCTCGCATGAATTTCTCCTGATCTCTAAAGGGATTTGACATTTGTTTTTTCTTTACTAGTAAATGGACCTTGGTAAGCATAACGCTCCAAGGTGATAAGTTTAGGGTGTTGTACCACTCGCCACTTGCGATGTTGCTTGACTCGGTACCAACCAGCGGCAAACCACGACTTAGATTTGTCTTCTCTAGTGAACAGTGGTAATCGGTGTTTCACGTCCCATAGTGGATTAAACACTTGGCCCTCAACTTCGTGGCCATATACCATGTTTGGGGGCAATGGTGTTGCAGTTTCGGCCGGCTCGAATTGGATGTCAACCGCCTCTCGAGCCATCTTAATAGTTTTATAACTTACTACACTATCAAGAATTTTTATTGTACAGTTACCGTTCTCTTTTAGTTCAAGTTGGCCAATCTTGCGATTATCCTTCTTGAGAATCCAATACTGATTCTCTACTACGGGTTTGGCTAATATCATTCAGCACTCCTTTATATGTTTCATTGAGCCATCGACCAAACTGTTCGGCCGCATCGCTACACTTGTTCAATTCATACTTGCCGCAGAATTGCATAAATCTCACTCCCACTTGCCCCACGTCCTTATGACTAATCTGTTCGCATATGGCTGAGTCCACAGTGGTCTTGATGTCATCGGGCTGAGCAGTCAAGTCAATCAAGGTACAATTACGTTCATAGTCATCCAGCACACGATGCTCGGCGCCATTGTGATCAGTCCAGCGTTGCAACATTAGGTTGTTCCAAGAGTATCCACGCCGGTCTCTGTCTCCAAAGGCCTCACGGAGACCAACTTTATTCTTTGTGCCTTTCTCACGTACTCCAGGATACGCACTGAATACGTTGTCTGAGGTGTCGCCACGCATACACTTCTCAAATAGCAACCATTGTGGATCCGGGATCGTTTTTGGCTGTTTAGTTTTCTTATCATTGACACGGTTACCTTTAGCATCAAATATGCCCTCGACAGTTAGTAGTTCATCAGCAATGCCATTGTATTGCGTGACGTTGGGTGCGAGCAGTTGCACAAAATCAGTATCTGAACTTACAATGGTGTGTTCATCTTGGGGGTGTAAAGCAATCCAACGTGCTATGATATCATCTGCTTCAGCAGTGGCACATCGGATAACGCTACAGTTAGTTTTAGTAGCCAAGTATTTAGTCAACTCGTCATACGTTTCCCAGAACAGTTTGTCTTCTTCTGCTTCTGTTTCGGTCATCTTGCCCCGAGCCACAGCACGATTGGCCTTGTAAGGCTTGTAATAGTCCTTGCGCCACGAGCGACCTTCCAGTGCAAAAACCACATGATCTGCTTCAAATCGCTTGGCCATCTTGTTCACAGCCATCAGTGTAACGTGTAAGGCAAAGCCCAATTTGGTCCAAGAGTCTGCGGCCCTAAACGCTCCGTGTCTAGCACGAAAAAACATGTTGGCAGTATCAATCAGTACGTATTTCATCGGTCACAATCAAGTTGTTGTTGTTAATGTATTGTAACACATAGTTGGCCCAAAAGCAATGGGCATCGGCACCAAAATGATAACTTTTAGGGTTAACGTACTCAAAACCGTTGTTTCTACACACAGCACTATAGGAATGATCTATGGAATAAGGAAAAATATATCCTTTGCCCCAATCCCGATCTGCCGGTAATTCACTGAATGTACTGTGTCCGTTGAAGAATAGATGCGGTATTTGGAGTTCGGTTAACTCTTGATGAAATGCCCAAATTTGGTTATGTGCCCTAAGAGTGGCCGTTTTCCAATCTACAGCATTCACATACTGTTTGTACCTATCGCGCAATTCGGGAGGCATAATGTCCCAACCACTGGCATTGACTTGATACCATATGCCATTGTGCAACCACTCTTCTCGTTCCCAAGTGGACCATTGTATGATCATAAATGTGTCAACAAGTCGATCTGGATTGTTGGCAATCCAATCACGTGTGGTACGAATCATTCTATCATTGCTTGAAGCAGATTCAGCATCGCAACACAATTCGACATCAAGGTGTTGGGCTAGTCGAGTACACCAACTTACGGCTAGATTTGCAGGATGTGGTTTACGATCTATACCATTTTTGCCATCGTCCACTGCAAATGCTTCATTGACTGCGGCTTCGGCGGCCGCAGAGTGACTGCAACCATTCACATACAAGATCATTTTTGTAGCAGTATTTTTTCAGTCTCGGCGGCAACCACACGTTTGCGCAGACTCGAACTGGAGAACGAGTGATCCCTGCCGTTGAACACTAGTTCAATCCCACGCATTCCACATTCCTCATAGCCAGAGAAGTTTTTGTGTTGATATTCCACACCAAGCACACGAACATCAACTGGCAGGATCAACAACAAGTCAACAAGATCTTGTTCGGTTTGGTATACGACAACTTCATCAACGTAACGGCATGCGGCCAACTGTATTTGTCGCTCAACAATAGATTGTATCGGGCGATTTTTAGTTTCAGGTCGATCGATAGTTGGGTCTGTTTGGAGTCCGCAGATGAGGTAGTCACAATGATTCTTGGCCTCCGAGAGCATGGCAATGTGGCCCGCGTGGCACATGTCAAAGGTTGAGAAAGTGATGCCAATTTTCTTCCCGTCTTGTTTGAGTTGTTTGATGTGATTGAAAATCATGATACTTCAGTTCTTCCGCCGCCGATGTCTCTGGTGTTGACATACTGTCCAACACCTTTGATTATGGCCTGT